CACATGACCAAAGTTGTGCAACTGTTTGCCGTTTCTTGTATACATGGCCACTGTGTCTTTGTCGGGATCAAAAAATGCAAGAACTCTCACACCATCCAACTTGTAGTCAATGAACTTTTCGCCATGCATCTTGTTGGCATGGTTGGCCGAATCGTGTGCCAGCATGACATCAAAAGTAGGAATCTTGTATTTGTCTAACTTCAATTTTTTTGCAACATTGTTGATGGTCTTCTCTGAAACTCCACATCTTAAATCTTTGATAAGAATCCTGCGATACCAATCATTCCATTCTTCACAGGTTGCTTGTGTCATCCGTTCTTGAACAAGATCTCTGGCCGCATTGCCTGTGGCCAGTCTGTGATTCAGTTGATGCTGTAGGTCCCAAAAGGATTCTCTGTCCAATCCTGGACCATCCTCTTTGAGTGTGTCAACTTTTTGTATGTTGAACACATATAATTTGTCTAATGCTATTTTAATGCCTTCAAAGAATTCATCATTGCCTGCCAGCATTTCACGGGCGATCACACCCTCTTTGAATATTCGCGAGTTGTCGGATTCCAGTTCCTGGGTTATTTTGTATGGCTTCATCATACACTTATTATATAATATTTGGAAAATGTGTCAATCGGGGGCAAAAACCCCCGATTTTGTTGGGATTTATTAGAATGCTACAGAAACACCCATTGCTGGTGTCACATCTTTAGAGTCTAAATTGTAGTTTGCTTCTACATAGTAACCAAGATCTTTCCAAGTTGACTTGTAGCCTGCACCTACGTTCTTTGACCAGTCACCCTCGTCACCGTCGACATATGCTGAAACAGGACCCATTGCTACGATTGACTCGTAAGCAACTTCATTTGCCAATGTTTCGTCATGTGTTACAACTGTGGACAAGTTTACTGATTCGTTAACGTCAAATGCTACAGAACCTGCAAAGATGTTGTTGTCATTTGAGATTGTGTGATTGACTGATGCACCCAATGAAAGTTTGTTCACTGTAGTTGTGTACTTTGCTTGGATGGTTGAGAAATCAGAAATGTCTGTGTCTGTGTCTGTGAATAATCCTCTCACTGATAGTGCACCGAAGTTACCGATGATGCTCTCACCTGCATCACTTGGGTTAGCAAGTGTGTTTGCACCCACAGCTTCAAGCCCGCCACCGATAAAGATGTCGCCCTGTTCACCGTATGATACAGACGCAGTGTCTGTGATGTTTGCACCAATCTGATATTCATCCATGATGAACTGATCTGATGAGTTTGTTTTTGCTTTGATGTAACCAAAAGCAACTCCTGAGTCGCCGTTCACATCAAATTTGATTGATTCAGTTGAGATGTAATCATTACTCGCGTTTTCTGTAATATCCACTTCCACAGTACCGGTTATAGTGGCAGCTTGTGTAACACCTGCAAAACCTAAAGCAATCATAAGTGCTATTAGTTTTTTCATATAGTATAGTCTCCTCTTTGGTCTATTATATAATAGTTGTACACCAAATAGCAACCACTATGTTGTGGTAACCACAAAGCATACCGCTTTATATAGTCTCAGCAAATATTAATTAAGTGTGTACTGAATGCAGATTTGTGGATAACTCATTAGAACCCATTTGGTATTAACACATAGTGGATGGTTACCACAATGCCAACTGATGCCAACAATCCTGTGATCATTTTAATGAAGTCTTTGCCTATCAAAGGAAACACCACTTTGAGTTTGCCTGCACCTAACACAGTTGCCATGGCCAATTCTCTGCCACACAACAAGCCAACAAACACCCAAGTTGTGCTCATAGGAATGTCATTGAGTTCTTTGAAAAACCAAAGCACCAACCAATAGAATAGATCAATCAGTGTGGCCGATCTCACATACCTTGTGTTGTGTTTTTCCAACACAATTTTTTGTATGCGACCACCATGTTCTCTAAACATGAATCCCAATCCTGCCACAAATACAACGGAAATGGTTGCCATCAAGTCCCATGGTATCTGCCTTGGAAGGAACACAGCAATATTGGCCATGTCATGACTCAGCCAAGTCCACCACAAAAATCCTGTGGTAATCCATTGTGCTGTGCGCCAATAGGGTTTGTGTTGTTCTTTTACAGGATCGTGTTTTTCATCCACCAGTTTGGTTATCACTATCCATACGGCATAGGCAGCCACGGCTGCCACAGCATATCCCATGATGGATTTCATCAGCATCTTTTCCAGCACAAATGTGGAAGCAAACGCAGACAGCACAAGGAATGATGTGGACACGGGTATGCCCACACGAGTCAGTGTGAGTAGCAGTGCGGGAGCCAGGGCATGGTACCATTTGACTTCCTGCCATGGTATCTTGTTCAATCTACCATAGGATATGTCACCTGCGTGTACATACCATCCATACCACAGAGCCCATAGTAGCACGACGGAACTGGCTAACCACAGTGTGGTCCATTTAAAACGTTCATTGTTTGATACGATCCAAGTTCCGAGGGTTTGAACTGAATCGTTGGCGATGACCGAGTAAGCCGCTAACAAGAAGCCTAGGGCCATCCACAGGGTGATTTGATCCATATTGTAATTTAGTATAACATCAATTAAAATTTTGTTACAGAAAGATTAAATTTTTAATGCACAGATACCATCTTGCAGTGGTTTTCTTTGACGAACCCTATGGTTTCTCTTTCGTCGTTAGTTGCAAAACAACAAAACCATGCCGAATTCTCAGCGTCTATTTCGTGATCGTACACTCCATCTGATATGATCATGGTGTTAGAACGAGGTTTGTGGTAAAGGAAAGCATGTCCTTTGAGATGATCATCCCAATACACAACAACTTTTTGTTGTTCACGTCCCATAATAATATTTATGGTTATACAAAAACGATAATTATTACAAATGAGCGTTTTTTCTAGGCAGTATGATAAGATATTTGTGCTAGATCCTTTTTGGCGCAGTGGTTCCACTTTGGTAAGTGCTGTGATTTCTCACATACATGGTATGCAAAACTTGGATGAAGTCTTTGATTGCCATCATCCGTGGGATTCGCCTTATCTATTAAAAGATTTTTCAAGTGGACACACATACGGATGGCAAAGTGTAGGATCTTACAATGAGACATATCCTAAATTTATAGAAAGCATGGACATAGATACGCCGCATCAATTTATAAAATTGGGCATTAACATAGACCGCAACTATCTGTTGAACCCTGATCACAAATGTGTCATAAAAGTGGTAGGGGAACAATGTAGTGCATTTAGGAAAATATTCAACGACATAGAACTAACTGCCGGACACAATTATGGATTTGCGTTGTTGTGGAGGAAAGATTTTGTGTCCTCGATAGTTTCATCATCTGCAGCTCGAATCACAGGTGTTTCTCATAGCACTGACAATGAAATGTTCCTAAAATGTTTCCAATCAAAAAAGGAAATGCACATAACTGACATAGAATCTGATCAAGTTTTTAATCTTGCTTGCAATATCTATAATTTTTTACTGCCATACAGCATTGAGCAAATAAATTTAGAATTAAAAAGATTAGAACGCCTTAAAATTAGGTTTGATGATTATTTGATCTATGAAGATTTCGATCAACATCCGATCATGAAACAACATCTTTCACCTTATCGAAAAGATAAAATGTATTTTGATATAGTAGACAGATTAAATCAAGCATTAGGACTAAAAACTTTAGAGTTTGAAAATAATCAATTTACAATTCAAAGTTTGAAATAAAATCTGCGATGTTAATTTCGTTGTAATTTTTTAATTTAGCGAACTCGGGTATTTGTTGGGATTGCTTCCCCATCGCCCTTATAAACTTAATATTACCGTTATTCCTAATCAAAGAAATGTATTGAGGAATGTGTATCTCGTGAGATTTATCATCTTCCCAATTTTTTTTGTAGCATGGAGTATTTTTATAACAATTATTGATCAACCCATTGGTGGATCCTAGATCGTTTCCTAGCAGATACAATTCTTTTTGTCCATATTCTATTGCTACCATACACGCTTTAATTCCTGCACAAAATCTTTTTCTTCTTGTTTCTAGTATAAAGTTATCATGCAATTTTGATATATCTCTATATGATGTGTACACCTTATTGCTATCAATGTATTTTGATTTTGATATTTCCAAGGCGATATCAGGATCGGCAGTTACGACAAAATGGGGATTAAAATCTCTGTAAATTGCGTTACACCCTATAACCATGCCATGTTTTTTTAGATCATCGACAGGAATATTTTTCCTGCTTTCACCATTGCCTATCACGAATGCTGTCATATGTTGTTTAAAAATATATTTAGGTTACTAGACTTGTCCTCGCAATGATCTATGAAGTTCTGAAAATTATGAATAGTCTCTCTAAAAAAGTTTTCATGTGTCCACGTTGCAGGAGTTTTGATCGAATTTGGAACCACCCAGACAAAAGAACATTTAGGATAACACTCGAAAAGTTTTGCTATTTGATAGTGCCAATATCTTGGATCTACAGGTTTGGAATCTGAATCACTATAATTTTCTGTGTCTTTATAAACATTATTCACTCTGTTTTGATTTTCATTAGTTAAATCAAACCCAATCAAAAAAATTAAGTTCGATCGCCGACCCATCCATCCAGCACGAGATGATTTACAGGCTATATTAATAGCATGAGGTCCTGAGTTCCAGTGCCATGGGTCATCTTCTCGCTTATCTCCCTTGTAAGGCAAATCAGGATATGCTATACAATTGTTTGATTGGCTCCAATTTGATCTAGTGTAGATAGGATTCTTAAAGACTTTTTTGGCCTCTTGTACCATGCGTTGGTCACAGCAACTTAAGATATCGCAATTAAAATCCCTGTACAGAGCATTACAACCTATGGTCAAACCTATGGGTTTTAACTCGGTGAGATCTAGTTTAAGTCTGCTTTCGCCATTGCCTATCACGAATGCTGGTCTGATATTCATTTAGAAAAAATATTTAAGGTGTAAGGAAATCTGTCTACCAGGTTGTGAATAACCATATGGTCTTTCAAATTTTTCATCAGTGATGTTGTTAATTGTGGCTTCTAGTAACACATCGTCATGGAATAGATGTTTGATGCCTATATCGCTGTGATGCTGATATTCTCGATCAACGGTAGAATAGTTTGTAGGATGTATGTCTCGATGATCGCCATAGTATTGCCAATTGTACCAGATCTGTGTTGAATGATTGATATTGTGTTTTACTCCAAGGTTTGCTGTCCACCATGGCCTTCTGGTCATTTGGGTATCGCTAGAATCTTGTGCCGAAACATACATTAATCCAACATCCAGTGTTGTACTATCTTCTGTATAACTGCTCGAAAAATCCCAGCCAGTTATTTTTGTTTTGCCTTGGTTATCATTAGAATACGTTGAATTACTAAAATTAATTTGATCAGTGATTTCTGTAAGGAAAAAAGTACTCTTGCTGTTAAAACTATCGTAGTCTGTTTGAACATCTGTTTTCAATCCTATTTCATAGGTCACAGAAGTTTCTTCTTTGAGATTAGGATTTCCTGTGTACCCAAAATTGTCTGCGCCGTACATTTCGTACAATGTTGGAGCTTTAAATCCTGTGTTGACACCTGCGATAGCAGTCAATTCTTCTGTGATTTGATATCCGCTTCCTAGTCTAAAAGTAGTAACAGGATCATGCAGAGAGTTCCAATCCCTTCTAAAACCACCATTTATAATCCATTTTTCATGAAAATAATCAAAATTGACGAACCCTGCATAATTTTCTGCAGATTTATCAACAGAAGAATTGTAAGATCCATTATTTTGAAACTCCGCTGAATACAAAGAAATATCTGTACCTGTGGTTATATTGAAATTATCTTTTCTCTCAGTTACACTAATTCTTGCATGATTGGTTTCACTATCATATGTGTCTATTTCAGACGATGACAAAAGACAAAGTCCGTTAGAACTGCACCTACCGTTGACAAATTCTTTGTCATGGACATTTCTATCTGCAACAAAATTAAATCTGTCGTTTTCGAATGCAATTTGATAAAAGTAAAATTTAGAGTCAGCAGTATAATCTATATCGTCGACACCTGAGCCGTCCAATTCTGTTTTAGCATCTCTGTAGATTATAGTCGATTTTAATAGTCCTGTGTCAAACATGTGTTCTGAATCAAAGTTAATGCTTTGAAAATTATATCCGTCTGCATCTCCGTTTGCCACTACAGA